CCCACATGATCTTCCAGTTTACTTTCTTGTTGCTCGCAATCCAAGTTCCAAGAGTTTGGATTGAATCGTTTGCAATTACACTATACGCGGCGAGGAGAAACCCCGTCCACATCCATAATGAAATATCTGGCATCTTATACCTTTCGCCACTCGTTTAATTTAAGTGTCGCTTCGAGTCCAGAATATGTATTCTGATCGATTAGTTTTTCAATCTTTCTCGTAGACATAGTATAAACCATATCGTTTATGTCTTTTTCTTGTGTAGAATTAGGCCAGACACATATAGTCTTTCCGAGTTCAATCAATCTTTCATTGTATCGTACTATTTGAAGATTCCGTGGTTCGTTGTCAAGAACATAAACCCCTTCACTTTTCTTAAGATGCTCTGGTACTTGATCAAGAGCGCCGGCACCAACCATCGCTATAGCATTCCTAAGAAACAAACTGTCTAGGGGACCTTCTACGATATAGATCTTCTTCTTCGGATCAACTCTCCATTGACCATACCACAACCTATCAGAAGACTTATCACTTTTTACAGTAATATACTTTACAGTTCGTCTTGCATTTGCTTCATCTTTAAAATTAATTGCTCGTCCTTGTGCAGCAACGATGTTGCCTTCTTTGTCAAAGAACGGAATAATTAGTCTATCTTCTTTTCCAATATAGTGAAGTCCCTCTGGATCAAGACGCTTTGTAAATGTACCAAAGTCGTCAGTGAAGTATAACTTATCCCAATGTTGTTTTGGTATTTGTCTCATGTTAACAAATCTAACGACTGGATGATCGTTAGGTAAATCTTTCACACACGGAACACCCTTTAGTAATTTTGACTTACTTTTAAATTTTGGCTTAGAATTAAATCTGAACAACTCTTCTCTCTCTGGTTTCTTGTAATTTGATTTTCCATCTTCACCTCCTCTAAATCGTTCCAGAGCGTACTCTTTGCACAGAGAAGGTGATACCTTATCTAAAAAATTATATAGGTTACTTCCATAATTACAATTATGACACTTGTAAAAAAAATCATTATTTTTCTGATAAAAGAATCCTCTAGCCTTAGTTTGGTTTTTACTAGAATCTCCACACACCGGACACCTACAGTTAGCAAGGTTTTCTTTCTTCCACTTGAATCTCTGTAGTTGCGGCGATACCATGTTAATGAATTTTTTATCTATGAACGAACTCATCTTATATATTCCATGTTGTAAACTTCTCTTTGGATGAAGCAAACTTAGATTCAAAGTTATTACCATCAAACCCAGATCCCAATGTAGTTTCTGTTTGGTTAGATTCTGTCAACTCAACCTGCTCGACATCAGATAATTTCATTTTTGATCTATCAATTTGCAATAAAAACTTACGATTTGCAACTGTGTCGTTATACCTATTTTTGAGTTGTTTTACTAATACTTGATTATTCTCGTCTAGTTCTTCCGTGGATATGAGTGCGAACATGAAGTCAGCAGTCGCAGGGAGTCCAAAAGATTCAGATGTATCTTCAAGTCCAACGTCTGTACTGGAATATCCCTGTCTATTTGTTTGTGTTGCAGAGAACACGGGTACATTGTATTCCACAGCCATTCCTCTTAGTTCTTCTGCAATCGACTTGACATACTGATATGTGTTTGTGTTAGATCCAGGCTTAATTCTAGAAGAAGCACAGATGTTGAGATAATCAATAAAGATAACATCAGGAACAAACTTCTTCTTGATTGCAAGTTCGTCCAATAGAATTCTAAAGTGATTGGCATTTGCTGTTGCAGTAGGATATTCTTTTATGATTAGAGTGCCTGACATACCACCTGTTGCAGATTCCAACTTCTTGTCATACATCTGCTTTGGTAGTTCTTTAAGAGTATCCATAGTAACATCCATCAGATTAGCATCTATGCGTTCTGCAATCCTCTCCTCTGCCATCTCACATGTAATATAAAGAACATTTAGATTCTGTGTCAAACAATTTGCAGCATGGTGACACATGAACAAAGACTTACCAACTCCTGTTCCTGCCATCACAATGTTGAGAGTCTTCTGAGGTGTCCCTCCAGCAGTGATCGTGTTGAAAAACTCAAGATCAAATGGAACTTTCTTTTCTACTTTATGATAGAACCTAAATCGCTCATCAGCGTCTGCAATATAGTCGTGTCCGATGTGCGTGTCGAACGAGACAGACAACGCTTCTGATAGAATCTCAGGGATCGCGGTGTCTGCTTTCGTCGTAGACTTACCATCGATGATATGAATAGATTCCATGATAGCATTATAGACTGCTTTGTTCTTACAGAACCCCTCTGTTTCCTCCGTGAGCCATTCTGAATTTGTATCCTCATTATTTTCCAACGAGTCTATAAGTTCAGTACAGTCCTTGAACTGTTGTTCGTTCATTGAACTATTCTTATCAATGTCGATCATAAGAGCCTCCTTGGTAGGGAGGTTATTATAGTTCAATATAAAACTCTTAAGAACTTTAAACACCGACTTCTCGGTGTGATCGTGAAAATACTCAGGTTCTATGAAAGGTATGACTCGGCGTGAATACTCATCATTGTACAGAAGGTTCTGTAGAATTATATGTTCTAGGGTTTTCACGCAGTTCCCTCACCTCGCAAGAAGTCATCTCCTACCTCTTCGATTTCCTTGCTAAGAACATCCAAAAGAATATCACCAAGAACATTTACAAACTCTGTGTTGTGTTCAGTTAGGTTTTCTTTTGTGAATGTATCAGGACAATCAATAATATTAAATCTAAAATCACACTTCATACCACCATCCACTACTTCTTCAAATTTAATGTGACCATACTCGACAGTAACGCCTTTGTATTTACCGTCCATTAGTTTTACAGGCACATGTCCTGTCATTCCAATCATTTCTTCGGCGTCATTATATTCATACTTCGTCGTCATCTGAGTTGCTCCCATACTTGAATTCTTTAGAGGCTGCTTCCTCTAGTTTGTCCATCACTTCTTGTGTGAAATACTTTTCTGCATTAGCGTTGATTTGTTTTTCAAACGCAGTCTTTCCGTCAGGTAGTTCAATTCTTGTTGACACCTTCTTGAATATGTTATACTTAATTGCAAGATCTGTCAACCCATAATATGGATTTAATCCTGTATCATAATTGAGTTGCACCTGAACTTCTTTGTTTTCTTTAGTAAACCTACCTTTGAATAGTTTACATCGAATAATATTACCAATAATGTCAGTGCCATCTTTGTCTTTCTTCTTTGAAAGATATACAATAGTAGAAGCGGCATACTTCAACCCAGAACCACCGCCCATCTCCTTCATCGGAACGTATGCACCGACAACTTGATATGTGTGGTTTGTCAGAACAAGAGGAATACCCGCCTTACCCAACTTAAGAGTAAGCACACGGAAAGTTGCTTTGATCACTTGCGCCCTAGTCATGTCGCGGGTGGACTTTCCTTCAGCAGTATCATTCATTTCTTTCTCGGTAGAAAGCATTCCAAGCGAATCAAGAACAACAAAGACAGGTTTGCTATCCTTAGTTTCAATGTACTTATCAACGATACTAATTGCTTGATGACGAAAAGTCTCGACTGTAGCAACTGGAAATACAGCAACCCTATCGGGATCCATACCGCGTTCAGAAATCATACCAGATGTAATTGCTTGTTCGGTATCGAAGTATAGAACAACACCGTCTGGGTTATCATCAAGAAACTTCTTACACATCCCCAGTGCGAAGTATGTTTTTCCTGTTGCAGATTCCCCAGCGAGTGCCATGATTTTGTTATTGGGGATTCCACCATAAAGCGAACCCGACAGAAGAGCGTTAAATGCATAAGAACCAGTGTCAATAAAACCAGTGACATCACTCCCCTCGATTCCTTCCGATGCAATTCCTGCATATTCATTTCCTGAATCTTTAATTAGTGTTTTTAGAAAATCACTCATAATCAACCCTTCTCAATCTTTGATAAAATTTCTCGTAAAGCCTCACACTTACTAAGAGTGTCATTAAGAATATCGGCGGTGCAGATTGGATCCTTTGTCATTTCCCGCGACCTCGCAATATACTTCTCTAGTAAATTTGATAACTCTTCCCGTAAAATATTTTGTTCTGTTAATGCTAATGATAGTGTCTTCATGAAAAGAACTCCTCTAATGTAGTAGACTTCTCGTGACTCCACCCGATACTATCCAATATAGTTTTCAGTGGATCTAGAAATGTCTTTTGAAATTGTGTTTCGTAGTCAATAAATTCCTGTAAATCAAATTCTTTAGGAAGTGAACTAGGAAACGATATAACTTGATCATTCCCCATTGCTCCTCCCATTGGATTTGGTTTTTTGAGATAAACAAACTTGATCTTATCGCCCTCATAAATGAGTCTATACTTTTTACCAAGTCCTTTTTGCTCTATATGATAATTATATATCAACGCACCCTTCACTGCAATGGGGGTTGACTTTCTATAAATATGAGTCGAGTCCTTATACTTATCTAGTCCAGAGACACCCCGTGGAAATGAAATGTCTTCTGGCTGAAGTGTCAAGAATTTGTTCTTGAACTCATCAATTCGTTCAATAACAGTATCTTCATCTGTGTTCATTATAAGATCAATCATACCCTTCAGTTCACCACGAACAACTTGTGGGGTAGAACTTCTTGTGGTTTCAATTCCCATGATCTTGAGTTTTGGTTCTGTATAACGAACACCTTCCGAGTCATGGACATTCAACATGTACCTTTTCTTGGCAGTCCAAATACCCTTGTCCGCTATGACTTCTCTACCCATCACCATCTTGTTGCTATACGCATTCATCATGGTAGCGAGTTCGTTATATTCTTTCTCAATGAATGGTGTTATCACCTCTTCGGAGGCTTTGTCCAGAAATCCAACCACCTCGGACTTGGATTTCTGAGGACATACTTTATCCACCAGATTACCAAGGCGAAGATAAACAGAATCTGTATCAGATGCAACAACATAATCATAATCCTCTGTACCCACTGTCTTGTTTAAAAATCTGTTAAGAGATCTTTGAATCCATCGAATACTCAACTGACCTGACAGCGTAATTGCTTCTGCCATCTCGACATCGAAGTACCGGAAGTACTGGTTACCAATCGCACCATAAGCAGAGTTCAACTGAATCTTACGAACCAACTGAAAGTTGTTGTATTTTGCAATCTCGTTCTCTAGATTTTCTCCTGCTTGCTGTCGCTTTTGACACTCGATCATCTTCTTCTTGTACATGCTACGTTCTTCATACATCTTTTCCATGAGTGCAGGAAGAAATCCCTGATGCTTTTTGGTGTAACATGTTCCGTTTGCGGCGACTGAATAGTTCATAGACTTGAAGTGTTGTAGTTTCTCCTGACACCCTTTATGGTACATTTCTGGATTGGACTTGAGGAGGTTGTCCACGCCTATACCAAACCGATCATCTCCCGTATCAACCTTCGTCTCAGGACTGATGTTGTACTGCATGATCAGGTGGGGATAGAGACTGTTCAAGTCAAACGAAACAACCCAGTCATGCATACCAACAATAGGATCTTTGACATACGCGCCTGCATACTGTTCTCCCTTGTCTAGATGTTTCTTCTGTGGGATCACAATATTATGCTCGTCGAGATAATGATAGATGATCGCATCCCACGTTCTAACCTGACTAAAGACATCCTTGAAATTAACCTTTGCAGAATATGCAAGAGCAATTGCAAGTTCAAGCAGTTTCATCTTCTCTTCAAGTTTAATAATTAGTTCAACATCTTTTACATTGTACTCAATAAACTTCTGAAAATCTTTCTTGTAGAAGTCAGAAATACTATCAAACTCCGCGTATGAAAGTTTTCTCTCACCGAGTTCAACATGGGCGATATGATCTAGTCGATACGATTCTTGATTTACATATGTGAACGTGCGGTAAAGGTCATAATAGTCAAGCGTAGAGATACCTACCAACTCATACACAATATGTTCTCTGTTCATCTTAACAACACTACGTTGTTTGATGACTCCCCACGGAGACAACTTGTTTACCTCTGACTTAGGCAAAATGCGAGAGAGTCTGTTTACCAGATAGGGTATATCAAAGAACTTTACATTCCAACCAGTAACAATATCTGGAGATTCTTTGTGCCACATATCGAGAAACGAAAGCAAGAGTTCTTCTTCAGAATCAAAGCAATAGTGTTCTTCGGGGACATCAAAGTCACCCAAACCATATACAACAGTTTTCCCGTTGATGTTGCAGGTGATAGCAATCACTTGCTCATCTACTGTTTCTATATCAGGAAATCCGTTTTCGCATGTGGTTTCGATATCAAACGTAGCAATCTTGATATTGGACATATCATAGTCAACTTCGCCTAGTTGATGCTGGGCGATAAACTGATAAATGTATTCTGTGTTTCCATAGAGATCGAACCCCTTAACATTCTTGTATTTGTTAATGAACTCTCGGCAATCAGATATACTACCAGGCATTATAGGTTCGACATACTTGCCTTCCAGCGTCTGATGCTCTGTCTTCTTGTTACTAGGAAGATATAATGTTGGCATAAAGGGTATGCGATCACTAAAAGCAACACCGTCTCTGATCCCGCGAAGCAATATATTGTTACCTCGCATCTCTACATTTGTATAGTATTCACTCATGTTTTACCTCGACATAAGTATAGCATGTTTCGAGAAGAAATCAACCCGTAAAATCAGATTCTTGTCGATATACCCAATCGCCGTTTTTAAGACAAGGCCAGGAAACGAACGATACAGGCACATTGTCGCTTTGGAATTGAAAATTAATCTGGCACCGTCCCTGATCCCCCCACAACTCAGGATGTGAATGTCGTGTTACATCGATCCTCTGCAATTCATTTGAGTTTTCATCATGCACAACACAACAAATAAAATCAACATCATTCATATCATGGGTGCCTGCGACTTCGTTATTTATTATCATAATATTATTGTAAAGGCATTTACCATTCTTAAGAACTTCACATCCGCGTTTATAATCGAACCCACTTTGTCTAAAATAATCTTCTCTAGATCTAACAGTCCCAAGACCATACTTACCAAAATTGATATTGCCTTCTTCTACACCAAAAAGAACTTTACATCGACGAACAGATTCATCATCCTGTTTCCACCACTCATCATGATCGTCCCAGTGCCTATGTCCACGATATTCTCTACAATAGGCATGCCACACAACATTTTTTATAGGATGAAATATATCATATCCATGTGTGTATGCACGAAGTGCTATACTAGATTCTTCCCCTAAAAAATACAAGTCAGGATCGTGTTGTACTTCCTCTGCAAATGCACCAAGAGTAAAACAAAAATGACCTGAATACATATACCCAATGACAGGTGTATTAAAGTTTTGAAAATTTTCAATATGTGGGGATCTTAGGTTTGGTATCCCCCCCTTAGAAATATGACCCAACTTAAGTTCTGCGGGAACTTGTACGAGTCTGTCGGTAGAACCACATGGTTTAATGTCGTCTGGTTCATAACCATTAAGATATGCAGTAAGTAGAGGCTTCTCATAACCAAGGGTAATCAGATTATGCAACTGCTCTTTCAGATAAGTATCCCATCCCCGAGCAAATCTGTGGTGTGAATCTAGATGAAGTGTGTATGCTTCACCATCATACTGTTGTTGTAATTGGTTTCTTGCCCAGCACGCACCTTGACTCTTGTTCCACGGGATTGAGATTTCCTTTATGGTAACTTGCTTCTTTAATGAATCAAGTTGGGGCTGAACTCTCTTGATCTCTTCGTCACAATTCTGCCATGCTACAGAAAACACCAAATTATCTTTGTTGTCTGCTTTACAAATACAATCCTGAATTGTTGGGATCAGTTCAGAGTCTCTATATGATGCTATCTGTATGAAGATCTGCTCATTCATTTTTCTTTGTATTCGTGTGGACTACGCCTTGGAGTATTCTTTTCGTTCTTGTCTTCAACGAAAGCAGAAAACAAAATCATGTAGTTAATGATATCTAAGATAGCATCATCATACCCCTCATTGTCTACCTTGAGTTCACCCGCACTTACAAACGTACTTAGTCTTGAAACCTTGTCAATAACTCTGACAAGGAATCCTTGTTCCGTAGAACACACACCCATTAGTTCAGTACGCTGGAAGTTTGCAAAGGGACTGTCTCCCTTTTCTCCTGCGTAATCATGATTCTTTTGCTTCATGATTTCTTTTGCTGTTGCGGTCAGTTTATCATGATGTTTTAGTAGTTCTTCTCTGTTCATTTTATACTCCTGTGGATCCGAATCCACCCTTACGATCAGTAGTGTGTCCTGGTCTATCGTTTACTTCAAGGGATCGAATTTGAATATTCTCAAACAACTCACCCTGAGCAATTCGATCACCATGATTGATTCTAAACGGAACATTAGTTGTATTCCACACCGGAATAAAAACTTCTTCCTTGTAATCAGAATCAATTATACCTTCTGCGTTAATGATTGTCAATCCGTGCTTCCAACAAAGTCCGGATCGAGGATGAATACGAACCGACATCTCGGGTTCAATATCAAAAATCAATCCAGTCGGAATCAATGACCTGCTGTAAGGGGGTACATTAAACGAAACGTCAGGATGATCACTGTGCCATGTAATATCCTGTTCCGCTTCGTGGAGTCCGTTGTTACTATCCATCACTCGGATAGTTTTGAACTCTGGAATTTTGTCTTCACCCGTAAGAGGTCCTCTTAAGTGAGCGTGTATATCAAAACAGGCAGAATGATCTGTCTGTGCTTTAGGACTAATTACGTTTGCAAACATCTTATAAAATTTCAATTCCACCGTTTATCTCCAAAATAAAATACTGTCATACCATCTTCTAGGAATGTCTTCCAAGTTACGACTTGCTCGATACATTCCTCGCTTAACATCGTTGTGTGTCAACAGTATATCAACTTCTTTGTCGCCGTACAAGAGTGTAGTATGATAATAATGCTTAGATTCTACTTTTGTTTTTCGTTGTCTGTTAAATACTAATCCCATGACTGTCTCCTTTAAAAAAAGTGGGGCCGGGGGCGCACGGTGCAACCCCCTACAAACCCCGATTAGTTTATTGTAATTACTTGGCGAGTGTTAGGCCATCAACACCATCATCTTCTGGAGTTGGATCATATTCAATGTCTTTGATTGTTTCTGCATTTGCTAGAAGACCTGTTGCAGTAGCGATCAAAGCATCAATCAGTTGAGTGTCTAGGTCTGTCTTCGCTTCAACTTCCTTGAAGTTATATGAGATGGCTTCAAGTCTTGATTGCATCTTGTTGACATCGGCAATAAGTGCAGCGTAGTGTTGGATATTAATCATTGGGTGTTCCTTGTTAGAAAGTTAATGTAACGGTAATAGTTATATCGTCGGTATCATCTAGATTATTAGCATACCAAAAAGTATTGGCAGCGCCTCCACTTGAGTTCATTTCAATTCTAGGTCTAGCATTAGTACCACCCACATTAATAGATTCTGCGGTATAAGTATTAGATCCAACAGTCAATGTAGCAGAAGTTATATTATTACTGATATCAGTTTTTGTGCCATAATCAGATGAACTGGTATCCGAGTTTTGTATTCTGAATCGGATCGAATCTGTACCAAACAACTGGTATTGTGTATTAGTAGAAAACGGCGAGAACTGATCAGCAAGATCTCCACTCTCGGTCCCAGTAGATTCCTGTTTTCTAGACCCTGGCTGCGGGGTTCCTCGTGCTACAGTATTATCAGTAACAGCAGTATAAATGTACTGCGGATCAGAGGCGGACTGTGTAGGAAAGAATAACCATTTAGAATTCATATCTCTGTGGTATACTCCACGTTAAAGATTACATCAAGAGCAGATGAATTACTAGAAGTCACTATGGTTAGAACAGCGTCAGCAGAAACAGAAGTGTTTGCAAGTGATGTCTGATCTCCACTCGAAGAACTTACACTTGCTGCTTTGATTGTGTCTGATCCGTTCTTCAGGGTAGCAGTCACCGTACCAGACGCAGACTTGATATAGAACCCAGTGACTGTCCTTGCTGTTGCAACCTTCGGATCTAACGTATAGGTTTTATCTGCGGCAGTCTCAATCTGTCCCGTATAGGAACCCGTTACAGTAGCAGTTGCTTGTGTAGTTCCGTCAGAGAATCTTATACCAGAGGACGAAAGATTAATAGCACCACCAAAGGTTGCACCGTGCCCAGCAGATACTCCGCCAAGGGTTAGTAAGTCTGTTCCGGGATTGTATCTAAACCCGTTATTACCTGCACCACCATCTACCTTAACAAGAGAGTTTGCAGATCCACCGCCAAGAGTATCAACCAACGGAACACTCAACTCCGCATCAGTGCTACTTGCAGATATGGTAATATTAGTTGTGCTAGTTGAAGTTACAGCATTACCAGAACATGCAAGAGAGTTGGTTGCGTTACCAACAAGAGTTCCGGAAAAGTATGAACTTGCGGTGATGACTGTTCCACCAATAGTGGTTGCAGTTAAAGGTCCTAAAACACTTAAATCTTGAGCAGTGATTCCTTTAGCAGAGGATATACCTGAAAGGAAATGTACTTCACCGTCAAACGTAGCACCATTACTAGCAGAGATTCCCCGAACAGGTAGAACAAGAGAAGTAGTATCTACTACTCCATCTAACCCATTAAATGTAATAACTCCATAAGGAATATAGTAAACCCTACAATTTCTTACAGCAACACCAATCTGGGTTGCGTTCCAGTGACCGACCTCCGCTTCGGTGGTTCCCTGAAAGTTATAATACGTTCCGTTATATGTTGGAGTTGATGTGTAGTTGAACAAAACATACTGACTCGGATCATCTTCGTCTATAATATACAAATATCCAGAACTGCCCGTACTGTTCCAATAATCTCTAAGATCGGCATTTGCATCATCAAACTTATGGATATGCACCGAAGAACTGCTACCCTTCTTCAGTTGTCCTTTACTACCAACAGCAGACAAAGCACCAATAATTGTAGTGTATGGATTTGGACCTAAAGCACCACCAGTTGCACCCGTAACCCCATTTGCTCCAGTTGCACCAGTAACCCCATTTGCTCCAGTTGCTCCCACAGATCCCGTAGAACCTGTCGGACCATAACCACAACAATCTTTTGTCCAAGCATAACCATTCCAACTCCATGTGTTGTTTCCAACAGTATGGGTGGTGGTTCCTGCAACCAGATTAGTTGATGGAAAGTCCATTCTACTCATAGCAAATTATATTCCTCAAACAAATAAAATTTTAGTTCTCGGTGTAGACTTGATAGTAACCGTCTGGACAGAATAAGAAATACTACTAGAATGCTTGATGTCTATCATTCTAGTAGAGGTCTTTTTATAGTCTGTCTCTGTTACTTTTACTTTCATTTCGTGATCTCCGAATCACTTTCAAATCTACCCTCGATGAGTCTAACTTTGCTGCCTTGTGGTGTCTTCAGTTCTAGATCATACAGGTGTCTTCCTTCAGGAACAAAGGACATTGCAGTTGCACCGGCGATTACTAGAATACCACCTGTCTGTGCGCCACTGTTTCCTGCACTCCTGTTCAGTGAAATACCACCAGTCATACCATAAGACGCACCTGTAACTCCTGCTGTTATTCCTGTTCCTTGTCCTGCTGCTATTGAGGAAAGGTGCAATACCTGAGTTCCCTTGGTGGATCTTTTAACCTTCAGTTCTGCTGTGTAGTTGGTTAAGTCAACACCAGCACCGTCATTGTCGGTGTATAGAATATGAAAGTTTAGAGTTTCACCTTGATTTGCGGTGATGTCGTGCTTTGCGGACATTGTAGATCTCCAGAGTTACATAGTATATATGCGAATCTTTATCTCTTTACTCGCTTCTTATATCCAGTCTTTACGGATTCCGTCTTGGTGGGTTTCTTTGGAGCAAGTTTCTTCGCTTCTTTCTCTTCTTTTTTCACACGCTTTTCTTCTTCTTTTCTTGCCATCTCTTGTTGGGCATTTTGTGCTTGAATCTCTAGCACAACCCTTTCGTATTGCTTGAAGTTTTCCATGATCCGATCACGGTGTGCTGGTGGTGCAAGATTTTCATCAAGGAGTCTCTTACATGCAGCATATCCGATGTGTGGTTTTCCTGCATAGTAAGCAGTAGAACCCAGTTCGTCTAGAAGTTGCCACTTATAAACATCTTCACTTATGAAGAGGATGTCCTGTTGGGGGTATGGAATTTCTAGAGCCATTTTTGCAAAGGTATAGGCGAGAATTGGTTTATTGTGAACTTGTCGATACAGTCTAGCGATCTGATACAGTGGTTCGGCACGAAGAGGTCTGGCATTATATGCCTCCAAGAACGCTTGTTGAATCTCAGGCCATGGTTTGTTCAGAATAGCATTCAGAATACCAACACGGAAGTGTGCGTAGTAAACTTCCTCTTCCCATCCACCCATCTCTGCCCTTCTGAGGTATGCTTCTTTAGACTTTTCAAATTGCTGAGAGTCAAAGTAACTTTGTGCAAGATAAAACTGATACCTAGCATTGTCGGGTTCGTCCTTCATCGCTTCTTCTAGCGCCGCTGCATCCTTCTTATACTTCTCTTCAGTGCTGATACCTACATTTCTAGCACCAAGTGTTCTTGCAGTGATCGAATAGTCTCCGAAGATTCTATCAGTAACTGGTTGTGGGTTATCTCCACATTCGGCGTACTCATGTAGGACTCCGACGTACTTCCAACCCATACCAGTCTTAAAGATCTGCGAACGCCACCAAGTGAAATCTTCTCTTGCGATTCTGATACTATACGAATCATGAGTCATATTCTCGGGAAATTGAAAGTTACCTTGAATGTAATCATCGGCATCGATTACCCAAGCATAATCGGCTTTTCCGTCACAGTTTCTTAGAGACTCTGTTCTACTTCCCGACTTTCCTCCATGATCACCAAACCCCTTCCAGTCGGAAA